TATCAGTCTTGGTTGTGCTTCGACTTGTTAAGGTAAGTTGAAGAGTGTTTGCAATTTTACAGTTTTCAATGTTTTCGCGTTAACAATCGTGAATGGAATTTCATAAAATAGCCTGTGTTTGGTTAATGAATCATGTGAAACCATAAAAGACACAAGTAACACATGCCTTTTAATGATGGGAATTTGTCCCATAACGCCTCTGCGTTGATTTTTTTGTTTGCTCAATCGACAATGATACTCTACGATGATAGGTCCAAACTCAGAAGTCACTCGAAAAGTTACAACGTTGCATGATGACCATGCATCAACGGCATAGTTAAGGAGACACTTGGAAACTCAAAATGAAAGATGAGCGTAGGCGGATTCAATGAACCACAAAAAGTTTTTTCGGTCTGTCCGGTTGTTTACAATGTCATGAGGCTATGAATTGCTCGTTTCATTTACAGCTGATATATTTATTACCAATAAATGCTCATGTTGTTTGTACAAAAAAATGTGTCGAGAGGCAAAAATATTCAATCATCGAGTAACTTTTTGAGAGGCATCGCTGCTTTCCGATTCATTAAAATTTGTTCTTTAAATTGGTGATTAATTTTCCTTTCTCTCGTAGAATGATGGCACACAAAATAAGTTCCGGCGAATGGGCAAAGGTGGATCAGCTTGTACAGGAAATTTTGGCTTGCAAGAAAATTATGCAAAAGGCGAAAGAAGATGACTCGCACGATGCAACGACGAGTTTAATGATGGCGAATATTCAGAAGCAGATAGGCTTGTTGATTGCTGACTTCGAAGAGGCCGTGAAAAATTGGGCATTCGTGCCGAAACCTATGTTGAGAGATGTTTATGGATAAACATACTTTTCTAAAATTTCATAATATCGACAATAAATAATTCAATGAAATCGTTGTTTTTTTTTCCCCCTGCGGAAATTATGGTCTCGAGTGTGAATCCGACAAACATAACTTGCTTAACTTTTGACAAAGATTATCGTGAAATATGGCAAAGTTTCCTACGTTACCAACGAAGGGCTCTCCAACGCCATCTGTATGATCATTAATAGACCATACTGCCGATAAAAGTACCGGAGACACGAGTGTGGCGAGTATGACAGCAATTTCTAATTCTAGATTTACAATAGCTTAATATTATTTTCCGTGGCTGTGGTATTTTATATATAACTCTTTATATAATATTATATATCTTAAAGAGGTATAGATATAATGTAGCATTAGCTATATAGCTAGGAATATATTGCTATAGAGCATAGACACTATAAGCTATATAAGTATATGGTATAAACATAAGCTGAGGTGGGATTGGAATTGGCCGCCACACCCGCCACATCGCGACTTAGGCATTTCCCGCCTGAATTCCAAATCGATCAATGCCTCACTGGTTTTCCTTCAGCTATTAGACTAAAAAGAGGTTTGTTCCTTAAGTCCAATCCAAATAGTTGATTATCTACAAACCACGAATTATCTTATATATGTGACTGGTAATTTTTTTCAAAAATTATTGACTCGCAATTATTGATCTTGCTCGATAGTTCCAAATCCGCATTACTTCCGCATGAAGTCTCAAGCATGCCAAAGGTAATTGTGACATAACCTTCAAATATCGAATAATCGAAAAATCATTACTTTCAAATGAAGTCTCAAGCATGTCAAAGGTAATTGTGACATAACCTTCAAATATCGAATAATCGAAAAATCATCAAAACCACCGCGTGTTTGGGTTCGTTTGATTTGTCTCGGTCACGGGGACTCTGTTTTCAGGTTATCAATTCTCCATTGTTATTGATGAATCTGAATTTTTTTTTTTTCAATAACAAATAGCCAATAGTCATTGGTATCATTGGTCCGTGCTGTTAGCTAATATTCATAGTTACGTCGTCGAGCGATCACCTGCATCGATCGACGACCCGATCAAATTTCTCTAACGAGTCAAGCTTGCATTTACTCTTGGCAAATAATCAGAGTTTCGTCTCGAAATCTCTTTACTTTTTCCGTTTCCTGCAAACTTTGCAGCAAATTCTTGTTTGCCGTGATTAGAGTGCACCGAACATGCGGGCGTATCGATCAGCTGCCTCATCGGCAGACGTACGGTCGGTAAAGGAAATTTAAAAATAATAGCTAAGATTTTGGAAGCATAAAAATGACAGGTCAGTTGTCAAAATATGCTGACATTTATTTTTGACCATAACGCTAAGTTCCGGGTACACATACAGCTATGAATAACATATCCAACGAAAAGAATTCATTTCAAGCAAAGAATTCAAACAAAGAAATGCATTTTAATGAGGTTGTTGAACGATCATGTGCATCCACACAAACGAAATAACAATGCTTATTATTAGACGCAAATATTATAACGGTCAAGTGAGCACTTTGTCTGCATGGAAATATGATATTGTTTTTGAACGGTTTTCAATGAAGCACCAAAATAAGATGGAATTTCTCAGGTAAATTAATGGCGGGCGGAATAGATATAAAAGGAAAATACAGTTTGTTCAAAGGCATCAGTCCGAGACGAGTTCCCAAGAGACAAGGTGAGTCGATAGTATCTTGCATTTTATAGTTTCTAAGACTCAATAGTAATAAGTTCTATTGTTTAACTTTTATAATAACAATCGTGGATTAAAGTTCGTTAATTAGTTTGTATGCATTTGTAAGCTTGTAAGAGAACTTTCGCTTACGTGTTCATTGTTGTTCTGTAAGTTTCAAGAATGGTCGAAAACAAAATACCTATTGCGGAAAAAAGAAGGTTATTTTTCAAGCTCACAAATCACATATACGATGAAGATTCAACGGTCATTAACACCCAGACAGGTGAAACGACGATCCGCATTACTCGGCACCGACGACTTAACGAATGCGAGACGTGCTTTGTCTATTTTAAGTGAAAAATTAATGAGTTGCTTGTAAATGACACATCATAAACGGCTGAAACAGGATAAGACACTCAGAGATTAAAATAAGAGATGAGCAAACAAACTTTGTGCAAAAAAGGTATAAAAGGGATATGTAGCCGGTGCAATGGCATCAGTCTTGGTTGTGCATCTGCGTGTTCAGGTACGTTTTTAGCTTTCACATTAGAGAACTTCCACTTCCTTGTTAATTTTTGTTTTGTATATCGAGACTTTCATAACGCGAACTTATTCGACGCTGATGAGTTCGAACTTTTACGACTCTCGAGATGTTGCGCACCCAGAAAAAAGATTTCTTAGATTCTAATAAATTCACATATTTGAAAAAATTTTATTTACAATTAATAAGGATTTATTTGTATTGACGGAACATTTATTTGAACATGCCATTCGGTTATATTTAAAACAAATATATATTTTTATTTACTGTTTCCGAATACATACCATATTTGCTTTAGTTCACTCAAATAGCCATTTACTTAAATGAAATAAGAAATCTATTAAAGATATGTTACGAAAATATATATTTATTTAGATCAAATAAAATATATTTGCGCGCAAAATTACGCGTCGCTTAATTTCCGGCGTGGCTTCGCTCGGCAGTCGATAGCAACCACGAGTTCCCGCGAGTTTACGGCATATTTCTGCCGGTGGTGTGTGTAAAAAATTATTAATTAACAATGGACGAGGAATCAAGAAACCTCTTAAACGACTCGGGGCTCGCCGAATATATCGAGTGTTTAAAAAATAAGTAGGTAAATGTGCGTGATTTATAGTAGTGAGTAGTCAGTGTTGCCTAAAATCACCGTGTATAACCTAAAACCGGCTTTGTCTTGTCGGTAAATTTACTTGATGGTCGCCAGAAACCGCGGTGTTACCGCGACCTAAAATTAAAAAAAAAATTTACTTTTCTCAACACACCACCGCTTTAAGAGGAGGCTAAAGATCCTCTCTCGATCTCACTGTCTTCTATCTCTCTCGCACTCATGTGAAAAAATTCAATATTTAGCTTCGTAATAATTCAATCACCACTTTAAATAAATCCTTATATTTTAATTTAATAAAGTATATTAGTTTCAAATAAACTATGTTAATTAATTGAAATAGAACGTAATTGTTCTGAAGAAATGATATTTGATTCAAATAACTGTTTTTATTAAAATCTAACAAATTATTTCTTCAAAAGAACTAAAAAATTATTAGCGACACCGTAAAAAAAATTTATTACCAGTTATTTTTAATAAATCCTTTATTAGGACTAAATTAATATTTATTAACGACAAATAAATTATATTATTACAGGCAAATAAAAAAGCTAAGAAATACTACACTTGAAGTCAAATAAATCTAAATATTTCATTTAAATAAAATCGTAGTAGGCCGGTATTTAAATAAAAAAATTTACTTGTTTCAAACAAATTTTATTTCATTCTAATAAATTTTTTTTCTGGGTGTATACAGCAAATTATTGTTTGCAGTAATTAGAGTCTACCGAATATACTGCTCTATCGATTGGCTTCCTCAGCAGACTTATTGTTCGTAAATGAAATTGTGGAAAAATATTAAAGTCTTTGAGGAATGAAAATGACACGTAAATTGTCGAAGCGTATTGACATTTTTTATTGTCACCGCAGTAAGTTCCAAATGAAGTCGAAAACAGAATACCTATCTCTGCCAAAAGGAGTTCATTTACTAAACTAATGAACTGCAAATACAATTAACACGATGAAAAGTAAATAGTTGTTGACACTTAGACAGGTGGAATAATGTCTTCATTATTCGGCACCAGCGACTTAATGAATTTCTTTGTCTTCTTGATGAAGAAAATTAATGAGGTGCGTCTAGACAACTTGAAATAAACAGCTAGACCAAAATACTGTACACAATGGATAAATTAAGAGATGAACAAATAAGCATTGTGCGAAAAAGGTATAAAAGGGACATGCAGCCGGTGCAATGG